GTGTTACGAGGTCCCAACGATCAACCTGAACTTTCAGCTCAAGGAGGTCGCGTTTGAGAAGACCCGCGTCCGTAACGTCCTGAACGGTGTTTTCCACCGAAGCGGCTGAATCAAGCGCTGCGAAGACGTTCGCGTCTTCCTGAGCCATGATTTCCTGACGTGCCTTCTGAACCGCACGATCAATCACGTTGAACCGACGACGCCGGACTTCCGCAATACGAACCGTGGGGTTGGATACGATTTCGAATTCCGGAACAACAACGCGATCACCGAATACACGGCTCTCCGGCGCTGAACCGTTGCTCGAAACAACTACCGCCGCGACATCAATATCACGGTCATACGTCGGTAGAGCGCCCTGCGGCAACATGTCTACAACAAGGGCTCTACGTGCCACCCCGTGGTAATCTAAATTTCTTCGGATCAAATTTGTTATCGCGCTTTGGGTTACCCGTTCGGCGCTTCTTTACTTCTCAGTAAAGTTCAGAATACATCATCATCCAATGATTGAATAATCAATCTATCGGCGTTTGGCATCTACTCGTTGAGGATTCTGGCATGAGTTTATATTTCATAGAATCAATTACATGCGGCCTGATAATATCAGATAACTTTTGTGTATTTTCTTTATTTAAAGTTATTTGATAATATTTTTTACCTTTGTAATTAAAAATCATCACTTTAGAATTTAAATCAAAACATGATTTTAAATAATCTCTAAGTAGATAATTTTCTGATTCTGTAAAACCCATTGAAGCGATTCTCATGTTTACTTTTGCATTTAGATTACCGTCATCCTGTATCCATACTGCTAGTGATAAGGGTGTTAGGTACATATCTAAATTTTTAGGAACATGTTTAACTCTATTTTCATCATAAAACATTTTGCCAAAAAAATTCAAATCTTGATGGCAAATCGTGGTAGTTTGAAACATAGTTGAATTTCTGGTTTTATTAACACTTTTATTAAAAGTATTAATAAACGGATCCAGCATTGCAACCTTCCAATGAAAATATTGTTCTTGCGCTTCACAGTGACCAAACGAAAATTTAAAGTTACCTTTAGTTGAATCTTTATAAAGACAACCGTCTCCAAGCATTCCTCCTACAATCAGTTGCTTTTGAACTGAGTTAAGTGGTACTTGTCGTAAAATATCATATTTACGAAGATTCGAAATTACTACTCTGTTGTGAGCTTTTAGTAATTTTGATAGAGAGGGTCCGGATATTTCATACCATTTGGACAATGATTTTATTGTTTCGCCATTATCAAATTTATTAATAATATCATTTACCTGATCAGGTGTCAGGTCCGAAATATAATTTCTTGTCCATTTTACTTTAGCAGCTTTGAGAATTTTTCTTACTGTTTCGTAACTTTTATCAAGTCGTTCAGCAATTTCTCTAACTGTTAATCCAGTCTCATAAAGAATTTTAATTTCTTCGTTTGTCACTTGCCAGTCTTTCCTGCTGATTGTCTATATCATCCATCTTCTGTTACTATAACGATTCCGTTTCCGGATAGACTAGCTGCGATGCGTAGCCTTTAGAGTGTTATAGTGAGATGGCTTTTAGAGTTTCCAGCATATGGCCAAATTCACATCCCATAATTACTTACGGGAGCCCCTATCCATTAAGGGTTTGCCATTGACTGCGCGAGGGCGATTTTACCGTCCTGCGTCAAAATGGCTCGTGAAATCAAAATGTCACGGGCCTCGTCCGTCATGGACCCGGCAAGTGACGTGTTTGATGGCTGATTTTCTTCCAGTACTGATGCGTACTTTGCGACCACCGATAGTGCGTCGCGGAGTGAACTCGCGTTGATTTCACCCTTGTTGTTAAACAAAGACATTCGTTTCCTTTTTGTTGAATGGTTTGCCAGTTTCCCAGCAGTAAAGGCAGAAATGCCACCTTCACATTTAATAAAAAGGTATGCCCATAATTTAAATAAAATTTAAAAAAAATATAATAACAGTCCGGACAAAACAAAACCCCCGACTGGATTTCCCAGCCGAGGGTCATGTTGATGACTGATTGATTAGACTGATCTGATCAATCAGTCATTCGTTATTACTTGCCGAGCCAGTGGAACACGGCCATGGTGAATCGCAGCTGCTCACCGAGTGAGCCTGACGGTGAATTAAGCGCCGAAGCGAGGTAATTCGGAGTCGTGACGAGAGACCCGTCAGTCGTGAATTCAACGAACCGTGCCATGATCGCACCACCGTTTGCAGTACCGGCGCCTGAGTTTGGAGTCAGAAGACCCGCTGGCGAGACATACAGTGCATCCGCAACCGTAAGGGTTGAGTTGGTGGGCTGGAGACCCGTGGATGCCGTGGTATCGCATGCATCCAGCGTAACTCCATAAAGGCCCGCACGATTCCAACAAGTAACCTTGCCAGAACCCGTTGCCGTGTGCGGACCAAGCTGCGCGCCACCCGTCACAACCATACCGGCCGTGCCACCGACTACGCTACCGAAAAGGGTACCGTAACCAGTCGTACCTTCGTCAGAGAGCCAATACGGACCCGCTGCGCCCGTGCCGAGTGTTGATGTTACGGCGGGACGACGCTTCGTGGTCGTACCGGCGTAACCGTCATCAATGTCCGAAGCGTGTTTGTCAGTTGCCTGATCCAAAGCAACGCCAACGAGCGTGACGACTTCGCCACCCTTCATCGCAGTAACCTGTGAATCAAGACCGTCAAACTGGCCAAGTGGATGAATATCTGATTGAAGAACTTTTAACATTTTGATTTCCTTTTGAAGCTACGTTGGCAGCTTCGCGAATCAATCGGATCTACCAAACTGATTCGGTCTTACATCTTGCGGCCTTAAGGCCGTTGCTTACATAATTCAAAAAAATATATACTTATTAGTAGTACGGTTGATTATTTTTTTAATAATTTAAAGAAGCCTCCCGTTGCCAATTTTGAAACGCACGATCTGCCTGCTCAAGTTCATTAGGTTCTGCTTGAGTGTTGTAATTTGCCGGAACAGTTGTTGCGGGAGCCTTTGCCGGAACAGTTGTTGCGGGAGCCTTTGCCGGAACAGTTGTTGCGGGAGCCTCTTCATCACCTGGAATTTGTGGAGGAGCCGTTTCTTTCTTTTTAGCTTCTTCTTTTTTCTTTTCAGATTCTTCTTTTTTCTTTTCGCGATTAACAATCGTTTCTGCTGCTTTCTCTTGAAACGCTGCCAGTCTATTTTCCAATAAATCATTAGTAGAATTGATTGCTTCGGCAAGAGACTTTAGCGACATCTGAAGTCTCTCGAAATCATCACTCATCAATGACCATTTTCCTTTTCCAGACCAAAGATCTTTTAATGGACCCATAATCTTTCGTACTACTGATTCCTCTTGTATCTGTGATCTAACATATTCTGTATTTCCTAACATATCAATGAAATCAGTTATTTTCTCACCGCGTTCTTTTAAATTTTCACTAAATTTAGTGACACTGGCTTTGGCTTCCGCACCTAATGTTTTGCCCATGTCCATAAGTTGTTTATGGGAACTTGGCATAAATACTTTTGATTTTATCGATTCAAATTGTTTCGTTTCAGCCAATAAACTAAAAAGTTCATATTTAAATTGTTGTAAACTTGTTTTAAATTCTTGTTTCAATGTATTTTCGCCGAAATCAGAATCATCCTTCAAATTATCTAATTTAGAGGTTGCATCTTGTAGCGAAACCGTCAGTCCTTGATTGGCTGAAGAAATATGTTGGTATACCCAAATGGTGCCCAAAATGGCTGCTGCACCGGCTACGATTGCAAGAGGGCCGATTGCTTCTTTTTTAATTGGTGATAGTTTATTCAAACACTCATCAGCTAAACTTCTAAGCTCTGTTTTATCACGATTATCAAGATCATTGGCTATCCGGATCAGCTCCATTGAAAGCTGATCCGCAGCATACTTGTGACTATAAAATACATGAAACTTTTTATCACGAATAACGTTTATATTAATGTTTTGGCGCTCCATCTCATTTTCAACCAAACCATTGATTTTATCATGTGCCGGTAGAATAACGGCAGGTTCTGGATGAGCCTGCTCCATAGTCAACGAGGCTTCCTTTTTGAAGCTTTTTGAGAAAAGACTCTCAAACTCTGGGCTGCGAAGCAGTTCCTGCATATCTGCCGCGACTGCATTACCAATCATATTTTTTTTCATTTTGGTTCCTATCGATCGTGCTGATCTCTTCTTTATCTTTCTTTCTGGCAGTCTTTACGAGACCATCCAGACCACGTTCACGGGCAAGTTTTGCATATTCTTCAAAAATTTCGCTTTTCATGATAACCTATATTTATAGTTAATTTGTAGTAGAATCTATCTAGCCCGTTGTGGTGTAACCGATTTGATTCGCCACATCTTCTATAAAGAAATTAACAACATCAGCTTTGCTTCTTATAGATTTTCCATCAACTTCCAGTGGTATGAAGGTAGAATTTGGAATATTATTTTGTGAATTTTCTGAACGTATCTCTTGAAGAAGAGTTCTGAATTTTCCAGACCCCGCTACTGCTGATTCTGTTTTATTTTTTAGTTCAGTAGATCCGAGCTCAGGATAGGCTTGATAAACCCACGACATAATAAGGTTCGGAATTTGATCAAAACGTACCGGGGCAGCCCAATTCGGATCCTCTTTTGTTTCACCAAAATTTGTTGATTTTAGTTTTTTCTTAGGAGTCACGATAGATCTGATGGCCGGACCTACTATTGGTTCTGCTACGGCAGCCGTATAATGTGCCGCTGTTTTCATGAGTAATGTTTTAAATAGAAATTTTAATATCTTGGCAATAAATCCTTTAATTTCAGTCAATGGAACAAATTTTGAAAGACCTTCTTTTACTACTTCTGTCGCGACTCCACCAGTTTTAGTAACTTGGTCATTTATGGTCTGTTTCAAAAGAGTCATTTGAGCAAATACGCGTCTAGATTCTGCAAATACGCGTCGAGATTCTGCAATTTTATCCTGACCATCGTCAGCGCTGCTTCCACCGCCAATTTTTTCATCAACCACGCTATTTACGGCTTGTGAAATTCCTTTTGACTTCACATCACCATTGTTCATCATTTCAGCTAGCTTTTTAAGAATATCTTCTACAATCTTTGTAGGGTTTAATCCTAAAAGTTCCATTCCGGCTTCCACCAGCACGCCTAACCACCACGGCATGATTGTATAAAACAGAACCTGTCCGGACAGACTCAACAGACTCGCGCCAGGATTGTTTGGATCCCAATGAATCGCATCCTGTACTTTTGAACTTATCCAGGATAATACGCCAGCATCAGCCGTTTTAATGAACTGATCGGATCTAGCAAACGATTCAATATTTATTGAATCAGCAATATATTCAATATCTAGCATCCCGCACTCCTGTTGCCGCGTCAAAGACGCAACGTAGCTTGTTCCTGAGTTTGCGCTCCCTGAGCCGCATACATTACTTTATTTAGTGCTTGAATCCAATAATTACCAACTGAATCTTGAGTACTGATAAAACTAGGCTTGATTGTTATGTTACGATTAACCATCAATACCAATTGTATTATTGAACGCAAGTGCGATACCGTATTGGCAATATCTGCACCGCGCCCACGCAATGGTTTCTCATTGCTTTTAAGCAAAAGGCCGAAATTCTTCAATAAATCTTCGCCTCCGCGAGCTTCTACACGAGAGATCGGAATTTTTGTATCAGATAAATAATTAGCCATTACGGTTCTGATATTTGCCTCGATACTCTGAATCTGTGTATTAATAATAGCCAGTCTATTAATTATAAGCTGATATGATGTGCTTGTGCCAATTGGTTTTTGGTACATTAGAGAAATAAGATTAGAAAAACCTTTATCTTGCAAAAAAGCTTTAACTATATCACAGTAATTAATAATAAGCTGTAAATCTAGTTCATCTATTTGCAACGGTTCTTTTCCGAGTTTAGCAATTACTGGATTCTGCTCACTAATGGGTTCCGTCGTAATGTTTCCGTTAGGGCCGGTCGGAACCGGAACAGAAGTTTCAACAGTATCCGGCCCGGCCGCCGTGCCAGGACTGCCCGACCCTGATGCCTCTTGCTTAGTTCCTTTCGTAACGGCCAAAGCCTGACCTTCAGGGTTATCA